ATAACTCCCTCAACAATGTCCGTATTGCATGACCCATCCTCATTCATTGGGGTTGGTAAGCAAACGAATACATAATCGGATTCAGCTACGGATTCAAATGTGGAATTCGCTTTACTCGAATCCAAATCGAATGTACTTACTTCATAATACTTTTTGAACTTCTGGTAAACTGCGTTACCTACGAACCCTTGTCCTACTATTCCTAATTTCATCTAAAAAACTGATTTAATTTATCTACTACTTCTGCTTTTACTTCTACTTTTTTATCACTTTCTTCCTTATATGGATTACTAATTTCATAGTTTATTCTATTTTCAGCAATCTCCATATATTCTTTTTCTCTTTCAATACCAACGAAGTCAAAACCACCTCTAATTGCAGCTTTTCCAGTAGAACCACTACCCATAAAGGGGTCAAGAGTTGTTCCACCTTTCGGTGTCACTAAACGGATTAGATATAACATCAAATCGGTTGGTTTGACGGTTGGGTGTATGTTTCCTTCGTTTCTGTCACCTTTAGAAGTTTTGGGACAATAGAAGAAACGAGATACTCCTTCATATTGCTCATCTAATATCTTACCCGCTTCCTCATCAAAGATTATGTTTGCAGGAAATCTGCCAAGAGTTTGAGAGTGTTCTACTTTTTGTTTCATTTTCTCACCAAACTCTTTCATCTTCTCTTCATCGTGCATCCACGGTCTATCAAATCCTTCAATATCCAATACTGAACCATTTGTTGCACCACCACCAAGATTATCATTAGTAGGTATTCTACTATCATCTATATTTATTCCACCAGTGCCCCACTCTAATACATTATTGCCTACCGTTTTTTCACTCAATGGTTTTCTTGCCATTACAATAGGTTCATGTGCGGGTTTAAGAGCAGTTCCCCAACCTCCCCATTCGTTTGTTATTTCATATACAGGTATATCACCAGATATTTGTTTTCCACCCATAGATTTACCAGGAACATATTCTTTTGAGTATGAATAACCACTTGTACCAGTTTCTACTTTAATTCCTTGTTTTGTACCAATCTGTTTTAAGTTTTTTATACCACCAACTTTAATCTTTTCAATATCTTTACCAATATCTCTTGATTTAGGAAATCCGGAACCATATATCCACATCATTTGGTCTCTAATCTCAAACCCAGCATTTTCCACTCCACTTGCTAATCGGTGATACATTCTACTTCCACCAAAGGCTAACATATACCCACCTGGTTTTAGAACTCTCATACATTCTATAGACCATTCGGTCACCCATTTCTCAAACTCAATGTTATCGGCAAGGGTGGTCATTTTCATACCAGCTCCTAAACCTTTAACTACTTGTGATTGGGTTTCTCTAGTTGCCTTTACTTTATCCCAATCTTTACCCATAAAGGAAAGTCCGTAAGGTGGGTCTGTTACGATTGAGTCAATAGAATTATCGTCTAACTCTTTTAGTTTATCTAAACAATCTCCTAATAATAATTTCATAACCTATTTTGTGATTTTAATTTACTAATTTTACTCCATATTTCTTCAAAAATGCGGGAATATCTTTGGATTTGATTACTTCAACATTTTGGTATTTGGATGTCAATTTATCAATTAGTCCTTTATTCGAAGTTAGGGCACTTTTAGCAGCTAAACCTATACCATAACTATCTTCAATTACCCCAATCTTTTCTACTTTAATTTTACTTAAAACTATCTCATTCCAATTTGCTCTTGAACCTAGGTAAGTAGAATTGATATATTTATTTTGAAAGGATTCTTTATTTTTCAACATTAACTTATACGCAGTATCTATGTAGGTTTTGATAAAGTATGCCTTTTCTTCCTTTGTCAAATCAGGTTGATTTTTATGAATATCATTGTATGAGGATGTGAATTTTTCCCATTTTTCTTTGAGCGGTTTTAATTGAGGAGTAGAATCTATGGTTTTGATTTCTTCACTAAATTCTTTATAAAAAGCATTGCCAGGAGCAACCCATCTTCTACCACCTTCATCTGGTTTTGTCCATAAATCTTCAACACTTTCTGCTAAAACTATACCAGAAAGTAGAACCAAAACTCCACCCTTCGTCCACATTCCAGCACCTGTGGCAGGACCTGAATCCGTACTCGTAGTTACTTTGTTAAATGCGGAAATAGATTTACTCTGTCCTTCCATACTTACTAATTTTGGAAGATTATCAACATCTGTTACATGGAATGCAGTTGTCCGTTTCGTTTCTACCATTTGTTTTATAATTGGTAGTGATAGAGGAATCATGCCATTCATACACATTTCGAGTGTGGATGCCTGCCATTTGATTTCTTTTAGTAGTTGGGCAAGTTTCATAGAAAAAGGTATATACTATAAATATAGATTATATTGAGAAACTTTCTCCACAACCACAAGTTCTACTAGCATTTGGATTGACAAACTGAAATCCTTTACCATTCAATCCATCGGAGTATTCCAATTCAGTTCCGATTAGATACAATAGTGACTTTCTATCTATTAGTATTTTCACACCCTTATCTTCAGCGAGTGTATCGGCTGGGTCTTGTGTATTATCAAAAGAAAGGTCATACGCTAATCCACTACACCCTCCACCTTTTACGGATACTCTAACATACGGATTCAATGCTCCACCCTCTTCTATTAAAGAGTTTAGTTTTTTAGCGGCGGATTCAGAGACTGTTACCATTACCTTTCTAATGTATCTAAAATCTGTTGAATACTTTGGATTCGCATCTTATCTTCTACTGAATGAATTTCTTGTAGTTTCAATTTAAGCAGTTCCATTTTCAATTTTTCTTTATTCTCTTTTGTCAGTTGTATCATTATTGAAAATTAAAATATGCATCTATATTATCGTTCATTGGTTTGTTCAATATCTCCAATTCAGTTGTCAAACTCCTTAAAAATTCCTCTGACATCAACCCCCACGTTCTATTTTTGTTTTCAGAGAAATAGTAAAATCCATCCACATTAATGAATTGTCCGACTATAATACCAGTAGATTTTAAATTTATATTATAAACTTTATCTTTGACCTTTTCTTCTATAAATATCATTCTTTGGTAGTAAATTTTATAACTATTTTAGTTCCATAATCTTCAATACTATATCCACTCCATCTATTATCCAATAGAAAAAACTTTGTAAAGTTATATATAATAACTTCTCGTCCGTTCAAATACGACACCAATGAGTTTAGGGCGTAATCTATCGAATATCCACCTTCAAGTTTGCCACCTAGTATCAAATCTGCTATATGAGGTGCTAAATCGGTATGAGTTGATAGTACTAACTGCATAGTTTAGTTTGAAAGAGGTGCTTTGATTTTAGGATGTGATTGATAACCTACCAACTCAAAACAATCAGGTCTATAACTCATAATCTTTTCACTAAAAGTTTTTTCACCCAATCTTTCTTTTACCAATTGGTGTTGATACCAATTTCTTTCGGTTATTTGTACCTTTGGTAATTCAAATGGTTCCCTACTGATTTGTTCTTTCGCTTGCTCAATGTGGTTTGAATATAGATGCACATCTCCCAAATTACCAATCAATTCGTCCGCATACATCCCCACTTCCTTTGCAATAATAGCCAATAACAATCCATAAGAAGCAATGTTAAATGGTAATCCTAAAAATGTATCCACACTTCTTTGATTCCACATTAAAGAGATTGCTCTCTTTGGTGTTGAATCGTAATACTTGTCATCAAAATCAGGTATCAGTTCATCGTTGAATTCCATACCAGTCTCATAGTTCTTATTGAACCAGATTCTGTATCTTTCCTTATTACTCAACTCTCTTGTATAAACCTGGAATCCATAATGACAAGGTGGTAAAACCATTTGGTCTAACTCACCTACATTCCAAGCAGATACCATCAATCTTCTACTATCGGGATTTGTTTTGAGTTCGTTGATTAGGTTTGTGATTTGGTCTATATTGATATTATGATGTGTTGGTTGACCCGCCATCACATAATGATTTTTCTTGCTTTGATAATTCCACTTTCTCCATTGCTTACCATAGATAGGTCCTAAATCACCCCACTTCTTTGCAAACTCTTCATCGGTTTTGATTTTGTTGGTAAATTGTTCCTTTGTTAATGGTATAAGTTTATCTGAATCGCTGAACATAGATTCAATATGTGGTTGTGTTCCGATAATGTCACCAGACCTATACCCATCAATGATTTCATCTACTGCTTTAGTGTAGTTTTTAAATGCATCACCATCCCAAATGTGGCAATCGTAATCCAATAGAAATTTGATGTTTGTATCTCCTCTTAAAAACCATAGGAGTTCGGTTACAATTGAATTCCAATGCATCTTCTTTGTAGTAAGTAATGGAAACCCTTCACTCATCTTATGGCGGATTTGATGTCCGAATTCAGATATAGTACCTGTTCCAGTTCTATCTTTTTTTTCTACTCCAAACTCAATAATATCGGAAAGTAGTTGTTGGTATCTTTTATCTAATGTATTCATTTATTAGTCTATAATGATATGACATTCAATCCCATCTTCACTGTGGAATATCCATTCAGTAAATTGAAGTGTTTCACCATCGTCAAAAGTTTCCAAAATAGGGTTTTCCTCAACAAATGTGAATCTTCTACTGTTATTAGTTTTTGGATTATGAATGTAGAATTGTTTCTTTTGACTAGGGAATGATTCAGGATGTATGCCTCCATCTGGCATAACACAATCTAAAAACATTGCGTGTCCATAGAAAGAATTATGCTCTTTTTTCCATGTAAATTGTCGTATATGATATATGTAATCCATTTTGTTAAATTAGTTTATTTAATGCATCTAAAAATTTATTAATTCCTTTGCTATGATTCGCATCCCAGTCATCCGATGCACCACTATCGCTTATGTATTTATACGAAACGAAATCGAAACGATTTAGTTTACATACTTTTGCGATTGAGTATGCTTCCATATCAAAAACTCCGTTTGGATTCATCTCAAATTTATCTTGAGTTCTACACACTTCCCCATCACCAAATGTTAATACAGATTCTTTAAGTTGAGAATGAGTAATTTCATCAAATGGAGTTGAATACTTTTCTCCAAAAGGAGTGTCCATATCCTGTTGAACAAAATGTTTACATTCAACAAGTGTTCCAACTGGTAATGTATTTGAACCAGCAGAACCATAATTTATTACCAACACATCATTTGAGTAATTTCGTATCTGTGATAATACTTGCGTTGATTTGATTGCTGCATTTACTTTACCCACACCTGTGTAATATACATCTACGGAATTTGGTATTATATCCTTTGGTAATTCGGATTCCAATGCTACAAATAGTATGATTCGTTTATCCATTGTATTGAATCAGAGAATGTACTGGCTTCCCACCAACTAGAATTTCACCATGTAGGTACTTCAAATCAATTAGTACAACTGCTCCTAACACATTGTATCCTGCCATAGTTAATAGAGTTTCTGCTGCTTTCAATGTTCCACCTGTTGCCAACACATCATCGATAATCCAAACATCACCACTTCCAGCTTTGACCTCCAACACCTCATTACCATATTCTTTGGTAGAATCAATTGACTCAACTGGTGGAGGTAGTTTACCCGCTTTACGAATAGGTATAAATCCACACTCATTTATGGTTGCAACTGCCGAACCAAATATAAATCCCCTGCTTTCAATACCAGCAATCGAAACATTTTCATCTATAAACATAGACATGTCATCGATTGCTGCATTAAACATATTTGAATTTGCGAGTAACGGTGTAATATCTTTGAATAGGACACCTTCCACTGGCCAATTGACAACATCTTGGATATAATCTTTGTAATTCATTTGATTTTACCTGTATTATTTAACTGAAAGAATTTTGAAGAAATTGAACATTCTCCATCCCTGCTTATCCAAATCAAAGACCGTGATATTATCACTTACTATTGGATTACCTTCTGAATCGGTTTGTGGTGTTTTGTTTCCCTTCGGATGAAACTCTTCTGGAATGCTTGTAAGCATTTGAGTACAATTCATAACTCGTTCCGAACCATCTGCTTTGATAAATGTAACTTCAATTGATTCGGTCTGTAACCTATCAATCAACTCTTGTTTTGTAATTTCTAACTCTGCTATCATATTTGTTTTATTTTGTTTGTAAATTATTCCTCATCAGGTTCAATCATAGATTTAAAAAGTTGAGTCAATGGCAATGATAAACAATATATTCCAATTGATTCTAAAAAGTTTAAATCGGGTACTAAATCCGATAGTAATGTTGCGTAGGATATTGCTAATCCAACTACAACAGTTATTAAAATTACATGCAGCACTGCTCTTATTCTATACATCATAACATATTTTTTATTTTATCAAATATAATAATAATTTATTAAAATTACAAGTCAAAAGGGGAAATTTAATTCCCCTTTATTAGTTTACTTTCTTATAAATTCCCTTTTTCTGTTGGGACTTTATGGTCTGTTTAGCCATTCGTTTACGATTGGCGGTTTTACGTTGTCTGTTTGTCATTTTCTGTTTCTGTTTTAGCTTCCTGAATTAGATTCACGAATACATATTCATTTGTTTGATTACTTTTTAATATCTTTTCACAATTATACAATTGTTTTAAAAAAGTAGTGGCTTCACCTTCTATTGAAATTTTGAATTTACTGAATGGTATTCGTTTTACCACTTCGTATAATTCTTCTCCAACGGTTAATAGTTCAAATTTTCTCATTTCCAAAATATCTGAATACCCAATATACTTGCTGCTAATAATAAACAGATTAATGTTTTAAAAGTCAAAGGTTCTTTAAAAAGTAGGATACTCAAGCTCACAAAAACTACAATCCCAATACCAAACCCTATCAATCTGCTAGGCCATAGTTGTCCATTGAAGTGATTGACAAACCCTTCAACAGATTTAATGTAGAACCATGCACATGGAATTGATATTAATAGTAATATAATTGGATACTTATGATACCAACCATATTTTACACTACCTTGTAGTTGTAAAAAACTAACTACTTGTCCTAATATACCAAATATAAAACCTTTTAATAAATCATTCATAAACAAATATAACAAATTATTATCAAATACACAAGTTGTATATGATTATACTAAAAGTATTTTAGAAGTAATTAGATTGAAGTATCTTCGTCATCCCATATATCTATTACAGATATGGCATCGTCTTCGTATATTTCTTCTTCGATTTCAGTTAATGAATCGTATATTGAATCCAACAATTCATGTTGTACTCCGTCATTATCTATATCTTTTAAGTCTTCCTTAATACGATTTACGATTTTTAATATGTTTTCTTTCATAATGATTTTTCAATAAGTATATCATTTAATTAAAAACATTAAATCTCTGATTTCTGCACACTTTTCATACTCTTCGATTTCCATAAAGTATTCCATTGCCAGATTCAGAGTTAAATCTAACTCATCTCTTTTTGCAATTAAAACAATGTTGTCAGATAAATTTGATATTAATAATACCTGTATCGATTCTTCATCGCTCTCTAATAGTATGCGTATATAACGGAGTATTTCGGAAAATATTATGTACTTATTTTCCTTTATCCAAGTCGATAGAGATTGGTTACCCAAGTCTATGTGTAATATAATGGGTTCTCTGCTCATGCAAACAAATGTTCCAATCCGTTTGTATTTGACCTTCTTAACTGAATATCAATCTCGGAGTATGTTGTCACTTCTTTAACTTGCTTCTTATACCACCAATACAGGTCTTCTATCGTACCCTTACCTCGTTTTTTGCTCATTGCCTTATCCCACAAATCAGTACCGAATTCGGATTCCAATTCCTTTCTCAAATCATGTAGGATTTTCAATTCGTTTTTATGAGCTTCATCCATTAGCTTTAGAGCCTTTACTCGCTTCATTCTCGCAGAATCCTCTGCAGCCATTCTACGGTTTGCTTCATCAGTTCCAATGTAATTTCTGTACGCTTTATCGTACACATCAATTGCTTCTTGTCTAACTACTTTTACTTCATCAAACATATATGAGTAATCGTAATCACCATTTCTGATTTTAAGTAAAAGTGGTGCTTTAGATGGTAGTGGTTTGTTTTTTCTACCTTTTGTCCACCATCTGAACGGATTATATCCCATAGTTTTTAAAGTTTTTCCTCAACAGATTTTTTCTTATCCTTCTCACCGTAGTATTTACTAACTACATTTGTTATAAAAGAAATACTTTCCGAATCACCAGTAATAGCATCGTATTTGTGGTATCTTTCGGCGAATTTTTGTAATCCCAACTCATCCAATTCTTTATGGATTTGTAATATATTACTTACATAACATCTGTTAAATCCCATTATCAGGCATCAAAGTATTTCTGAAGTGCTTTCAATCTATCATCTGCATCCACCAACATTTTCAATGCTTCTTCAGCATTGTTATAGAAATCTGTAGTAGAATGGTCACCAATGCCAACACCGGTGTTTCCCAATAAATCTAAAGTTAGTAATGCTTTAGCTCTATCTGCTTCTGCTGATGTTTTTAACATCAAAATTAAATTTGTATTCATCATTTTATCGTTTAGTATTAATCAAACCATTGCGAACGATGGGTTTTTACTTTTATCGTACTATCTTTAAATTTAGGATTACCACCTAATTTAATTTCAGCATTAACAATTTCTTCCATTTTAGCTTCATCACCTGCTTTACCAATTTGTTTTGCTCTTTTCAATTCTTCAGTAGTAACTTCACTACCTTTGGTAGCGGCTAGAAATTGCTTGGTATGGTATGTATCTAATGGTTGAGTAAATTGTTTTAAGTATTTAGCCTTCGAATCTAAATATTCAAAAAAAGAATTTTCATCCAAAGAATCCATCTCTTTATCTGTTAATTCATTTTTAGGGTCATACTTCATATCTGTTTCTGCGCAATATCGTTTGAAATAGTTTCTAATAATTCAACTTCATTTTGAAAAACCGCATTTTCAAATTCATCTCTACTCTTTTCAATAGCAGTTTCTACTATCTTAATTAATTTCGATTGATAGGTTTGCGGAGCCATGTGTGTAAATGTAAATTTATGGTTTGTGATTGTAATACCATCTTCCCACACACGCACCCAATACTCCAATTTTTTATTAACCAAAAAGTATCTACCGGTAAGCGGAGCCATCTTAATATCGGTTTCGGAATGAGTACACAAATGTGTAATAATATCCAAAATCAATTGTTCTTTTGAATTTAATTTGTAAGATGGAATTAGTTTGTTTTTTATCCAATTCAACATAGTGTTATAATTTAATGATTAAAGATATGATGGTCCGTATGTACTATAACGAGCAGTTCCATCCATAATGTTACCTCTCGCATGCTTTGCTGGTGCTTTCCAACTGGCTGGTTTTAACAAGTCACCTTTCTTAATTGGTGCACCTTTTAAATCACCATCAACTCTACTGATGAATCCCCAACAGGTTGAACCTGTCCACAATCGAAGGAATTTGTTACCAACTTCCAACACCAAGTGTGTAGGAGTTAAACTACTTAAATTTTTTGCGTAATACGCATCGATGTCAGCGTTTACTTTTTTAATAAATTCAGAAACGGCTGGATTGTTCTGAAGATAATCTAGGGATTTTTGTGTCATTACTCTCATTTTATTAGGGGGTTTAGGTTTTAACTCTCACTACTCTGTAAAACTACAAAAAAAACTTGGTAATTCCAAGTCTTTTGTTAAATTTAATTTAAGTATGCGTAATCACACGCTGCCACAATTACTTTGAGGTTCTGCAAACATTGAGTATCTGCATTTGAAATTGCACCTGACAAATCATTATCTACTACCGATTCAACGAAACTACCACCCCGTATTCCTTTACCATCTCTTGTCATCATTACCGATGCAATGATATTAATGATATGGGGATTGGTTACCTCATATTCCAATGCAAACTCTTGTGCTGCTGATTGATACTGATTTACTATGTCCATATATTATTTTTTATAAAATTGATAAGAGTATAAAGTTTTACGGTCATCATCGTCAAGTTCATGCTCTACGATTACCGCTTCATTGCCAACAATTTCTTGCAGTTTATTAAAATCAACTCGTCTTCCAAGTGGAAATTTGAGAAAGTTATTATTAGTACCGAGTACTCTATCTACTACAAACGAACCAATTTCAGTTTCAATTTTTTCAATTACTTCTAAAGAAAAATACATAGTTTTAGGGGTTTAAAGTTTTTGTATTTTTTCCATTACATCTGTTACATCCTCTGGTCTTAAATATCCAATCACATCGGAAGTAATTGGTGTATCATAGCAGATACTACCATCTTTGAGTACTGCCAACTCATACAATCCTATTCTACCACCATAGCTATATGCGTGTCTAACTACACTAGCACCATATCCATTATCAAAATGTTCTCTAGCCATCTCCCCACCACCAGGGTATGGTTGAAAGTTTAAATCTTTAAATGTCTTCATAACTTCTTCTCTTTCTATTTCCTCTAACTTTATAGCAATTTCTAAATCTGTTAATTGTTTAGGTTTTTCAATAAACTTATCAAAACCATAACCACCAACTGTAATCTCTGAACCAAACTCATTTACAGGAATTAACTCAATTTTATTTTTCATAACTTTATAGGAGTTTAATTAAGCGTTTTCAAATATGTAATCTATTTCCGTTTCATTTAAGGAATCCACTAGCTCTTCCAATTCATCAGCTGCTTCTAAATTAGCAGAACCTGTCAAATCAATCTGGAAGTTAATCATTTCTTGCAATTGGAAAAATCGTTGTACTCTATCAGTATTCATAGTATAGGGGGTTAAAGATAATCGTATCGTGAAGCTTCTAATTCGTAATCGTACTCAACTGCGTTATCCACATCCCAATCGTAATCATGGGACTCCTCAACAAATGTGGAGGTTTCTCCGGAGATGGTATCGAGTCCATCCCAGCACTCCTGGTCGGTGATAGAACCATTCACATAAAGAGCAATCAAATCGTTTAATTCAGTATTCATATTTTTAGGGGTTAGTAGTATCTCTCTCATTACCTTACAAACATACGAAATTCCGCTGAATAATCCTAGCACTTTCTCAAATATTTTTTAATTTATTTTACCCATTCCATATATCCGTAATCAATGGCATCTAAATAATCTGAAATGTTTAGATTATCCCATCCACCTTTTAATTCAGAATCTACTTCTAAATGCCTGTGTGCAAACTCCATTACTTCGTATAACACACCAGTTTCATCGGCATTGAGAACAACATAATCAAAAGTTCCATGATATTCAGGATATTCATCACACATTTTATGTTTGAATAACCAAAACCATTTACTTAAATTATTCTCTGCAACTTCTTTTGTCATATTATTATAATTTATGTCCTAATTTTTGATTTATTGATTTCATGTGTTTGCAGGGTTGGTATCTTCTAAACATCCTAGCATCACAACTACAATCTTTGATTACCCAATCTTTAACTACCACTTTGTAATACTTCAACTTACCGGTTTTTTTATCCCGCGAACCCATTTCATTATAAAACCATTCCATAGTATATTATTTTAGAGTTTCGATAAATTTGTTTTGATTCAGTATCAATTCATCGGATAGATTAAAACAACTATCCTCCGTCTCAAAATACTTTTCTTTAG